CCCTGCAGGCCACCCATGCGCTGCTCCATCTGCGCCGGTGTCATCCACTCGCTGCCGTGCACCAGGTCCTTGCCGGACTGGCCGACGTGGAACGCGCCCGTCGACGGGTCGTACGCGTCGGCGGTGAAGTAGTGGCCGGGCGTGGAGATGACCACCGGGTTGCCCGAGCTCGCCTCCTTGGCGAGCGTGTCCCAGTCGGCGCCCACCGTGCGGTGAGGGATGCCGAGCTTGTCGAACAGCGACCCCTCCGAGCTCAGCCCGGCCATGCCCTGGTCGGCGCTCCAGCCTACGGATTTCGCCAGGTCGGTGGCCTCGCGCAGGGTGGGGTTGCGGCCGTACAGCTGGGCGAACCGCACCGCGGCCGCGGGCCCGCACGCCGCGTACGCCTCGGCCTGGCTCAGCTGCTGGTCGCCGAACTGGCTGATGTCGCTCAGCTTGCTGGTGGCCGCCTGCGTCAGGTCCTGCGCGCCCTGCTGCACGCCACCGACGAACTGGTTGTACGCCTGCTTCGCCTTGGCGATCTCGCCCGCGGCGAGGTCCTCGCGCGGGCGCTCGAACTTGTTGACGATGGCTTCCACCGCGTCGTCACCGACCAGCCCCCTGGCCGCGCCCTGCACCTGGCCGAGCCAGTAGTCGATGCCCTCCGGCGTCCACGACCAGCGTGCGGCGTCGTCGCCGTGTTTGGCGATGATGTCCGCGCCCGCACCGTTGCCGTACCAGGACGGTGGCCCGAAACTGATGTTCTTCTCGCCGGGCAGCTGCCAGTGCGAGCCAGGGTCGGTGTTGAGCCCCTCCTGGTTGGCCACCGCCAGCACCGCCGCGGGGTCGAGGCCGAAGTCGCGCGCCTTCTGCTGCACGTAGGCGATGACGCCGTTCTTGTCGAGCGGCTGGTCGCTCTGCGGCTGGGGCTGCTGCGGCTGGTCGAGCGACTGACCCTGCGGCGCGGGTGGTGCTGACGGCGGGGCGAGCGGTTTGAGCGGCTGCAGCTGCTGGATACCCTGCTGCGCCTGCTGCGCGCCCTGGGTGGCGCTGGTGAGCGCCTGCTGGCCGAACGACTGCAGCCGATCGGTGACGGCGCCGACGTCCGGTGTGGGTAGCTGCTGGAGCGGATTGGGCGGTGGCTGCAGCGTGCCGATGCTCGAGCTGAGCTGCTGCTGGCCGAAGCTCATCAGTCGCTGCGTGGCGTCCTGGGCACTGGCGCCGAGGTCCTGCGCGCCCTGCCGCAGGCTAGCGAGCTGCTGCTGGCCGAACTCCTGCAGGCGACGCGTCGCCTCGTCCGCAGCGTCGTCAGCGAGCAGAAACGGCATGGCGGCCTCAGTAGGGCGGCTGCGCCGGCGGCGGGATCTTCAGCTGCGACGGTGGCAAGGCCACCGTAGCCCCCACCGGTGGCGTGCCCGCGGGCACCGGTCCAGGCGCCGTGGACGGCGAGGGGAGTGCCGGTACGGCAGGCACCTGGTCGGGCTGCTTGAACGTAGCCGGCAGCGCGTCGGGGTGCGGCTGCGGGATGGGCACGTTCGAGCGCGCGCCCGGTGGCAGCGGCGGCTCCTGGGGGATCTGCGCGTCGGGCGGCACAAAGATCTTGCCCGCCTCGTGCAGTCGGCTCATCGAGCTCAGGAACTGGGTCGGGTCGCGCGCGGCCTCGGACATCAGGTACTGGCGATCGTTGGTGTGGATCGCCTGCAGGTAGCGCTGGTCGAGCTCGTCGTTGCTGACGTGCGAGACGTCAGGCTGCGGCCCGCGGAAGATCTGGCCCGCGATGTTGTACGCGTCGGTGGTCACCTCGCGGGTCAGCGCGTTGCGCAGCGCCTCGGGGTCTTGCGGGTTCTGGCTCGGCATCAATCAGCGCCTCCAGCCGTGATCGCCCACCGGCAAGGTGCGGTAGTCGCACCGCGCGTGCGGGCCCCAGCCCCAGCCTTTGAGCTTTAGCCAGGCTCTGAAGTAGCCGGACCAGCGCTCGAACTGAGCCCGCGGACGGATGTACGGCGCTGACGGATTGTCCCGCACCATCAGCGCCACTCGTTGAGCAGGATCACCGCCAGTACCAGCAGCATCAGTGCGAAGCACACCAGCGGGAAGATGGCGCCATCATCCACGTACTCACTTGTTGAAGCTGCGCAGCGTCTTGGCCAGCGCCGCCTGGCGCTTGGTCTGGGTGCTCGCTTTGCTACCGGGCTTCGTGGCCTTGTTCGCGAACTCGGACACCGACATGCCCGCCGCCTTGGCCTTTTTGGTGAACGCGCCAGGGCGCGAGACCGCGCCCTTGATCCAGTTCTTGCCCGCCATGGCTACTTGCCTTTCTTCGCGGGTCGGACGGGCACGCCGCGGGAGCGATCGAGCGCGTTGTCCTTGGCGCTGCCAGGCTTGATGCCGGCCTTCTTGTCAGCCGCGGCGTCTGATGCCTCGGTCCACTTGCGACCGCGCCGCTTCTGGACCATGGCGCTACCTGGTCGAGACGCCGTGCGGCGGTCGCGTCACGGCGTTGCCCTGCGCCTTGCCGGCGGCGCTGGTGTCGGTATTCGTCGATGGTCCTGGGCTGTGCTGGCCACCGATACAACTCGTCTTCTGGCCACCCTTGAACGGCGGATGCTCACGCCCCGACGGCGGGCTCCAACCACCTGACTTGCTTGCCATCTCAGTCACATACCTCCTGCACCTGGTGCGCCGACATTCTGCGCTGCGCCCTGCATGACCTGCTGCCCCGGCGGTGGCAGCGCCCCCACCCCGTTGGGCGCGGTGGCGAGCGCGGCCAGGTCCGGAACCCCGCCCGCACCTGGCCCGCCACCCTCGAACACGCCCGGCGCCATCGGCTTGGGTGGCGCGAACGGGCCACCGGGTCCCATGTTGCCCATCGTCGGCTGCACCTTGGCCGCGATCGCCTGGGCCTGTGCCGCGGCCCCGAGGATGTCGCCGCGGCCCGCGAACTGGAACACCTGCTCGTCGAGCCACTTTTGATACTCGGGGCTCTGGCGGATGCGGTCGCGCGCCTTCGACCTGCGGATCTCGTCCGGGTTATCTCCCAAATACTCAATGGCTTCGTCCGAGCCCCACGTGCCCGCTTGCAAGCGCTCGTGCGCATACCTGGCTTTGATCAGGTCGTCAGTCGGAAGCTCCTGCTGCACGTCCCAGCGGATGCGCACCGGGCGCGCGAAGTCGTCGGGCCCCAGCCCGATCCAGCCGCTGCCGCCCTTGGCGTCCTGGCCGCTGTAGCCGACCCAGATCTTCTCCTGGACCTTGTTCTGGGCCAGGTCCCACAGTTTTTCCGTCTGGCGCTTGAGCAGCTCCTGGATGTTGTTGACGATCGGTCCGACACGCGTGCGGGAGTAGCTCAGCACCTGGCTGATGGCGAAGCCGGCACCCTCCATGCCGCTGAGGGTGGTCACGCGCGGCGACTCGAGCTCCTTGATGGCGTTGTCGATCAGCTGCATGTGCTTTTCGAGCGTGGCCGCGTCGGGGTACTTGATCGGCTGCATCTGCCGCCCAGGCCCGAGGTTGATCACCTCGCCTGGCAGCGGACCAGGATCTCTGTCGCGCGGTTTGCCGTCGTCGCCGATGACTGGCGCGGCGCTCGAGTCGCCGTAGGTCACCAGTGGGCTGAGCAGGTCCCGAGCGACGTACTGGGCGTGCATGGCCCTGAGGTACTGGCGGTACTGGACCAGCCACAGTTTGGTCTGCGAGACGCCCCAGCCGACCTTGCGGTTGCGCCAGTGGTTCATCCACAGGCCTGGCGCGAAGTCGTAGGGGATGAAGCCGTAGCCGTGGCGGAACTGCTTGACGATGTGGCCGGTGGGCTGGCGCTTGTAGTTTTCGCCAGTGACGCACCAGGTCGCCCACGTCTCGTCCCAGTGCTCAAGCATGGTGATCGAGCTCGGCAGGATCGGCCGTCCGTTGGCGCCCCAGGCATTGCTGGGCTGCGGCTGGCCGAACTCCTCGGGCACGATGTTGCCGTCCTCGTCGTAGCCCAGGCGGTAGCGGCGGAAGGTGGTCCTGACCGGTCGGTCGGTGACCTCGATGACCTCGGCGATCCTGCCGCCCATCGTGTCGGGGTATACCGTGCGCGCGTCGACGAACTCCCAGGCAAAGGGCGGCCCGCATTGCTTCTTGGCGTCCTCGGTGGCCTTGTCGTAGTGCTGCCAGGCCTCGTACGACTCGCCCGGGTTGGGCACCGGGTAGGCGTAGCGCTTGTCCCACGCGTCGGGCAGGAACAGGATCTTGGCCCACGCGCCACCGTCGTTGAGCGCCGCGTCGGTCAGGAACGTCATGGTGTCCATGCCCGGCGTCCTCGAGCCGCAGCCCCAGAACGTCTCCTCGGTCCAGTGCTCGCGCTGAGACGCCGCGGTCTGCGCCGTGTCGCTTTCGCCGCCGTCCAGGTGCAGCTTCGGCCGATTCAACGTCAGCATCGCCGTCTGCTGGAAGGCCTCTTCGGAGACGTCCGGGTCGCGCGGATCCACGTTGACCAGGGTGTACTTGTCGTCCGCGCCGAGCATGGCCGGGACGCGCATCTCGCGCTGGGCGCGGTACGTGTCGATCTGCACGTCGTCGCGCCGGTAGCGATCGTACATTTCCGCCTGGAGCTCGCTCAGGTAGCTCGAGCTCGGTGGGTCGTCAGCCACGACGCGCCCAGTCTACGCCGCGTGAAACATTGTGGGCGAATGTTTCACGGTTACCGTCAAGCCGGCGCGGTGTCGCCGTTCCAGTAGACGGGCGTGCCTCCCTCAGGCTTGGGCAACTGCTTTCGCGGCCGGGGTGGCGGGATGGGAATGGGTGAGGCACCGATTTTCGACTGCGTTGCCCGCGCGATCTGGCTCAGCCAACGGTTCACTTGACTGATGTCGGGAGCATGCTCAGTTCGCACGCGGAACACCAAGTCGGTGTAATAACCGTCTGAGCCCTCAATGATCGTCCAGCCAAACTGCTGCTTCTGCTCGATCGGGTCTGTCATGCCATGCGCTCCTGTTGTTGACACAGACGAATCCACGCCTGCTCCTCGTGTCGAGCGCTGCGCGCGCCCTGCACACGCCGTAGTTCGCTGAGCAACGCCGTCAATTGCCAAGCCGGGGGTGGCCAACAGTCCGCACTGTCGCAATGGCATGTGGCCTCGCTAGCGGCCCAGTGTTCTTCAAACCGCCTGAGTTCACGCCGATACCGCGAATACGTCGAGTCATCTAGATCCAGAATGTTGCATGCCCAACCCGGCGGTATTTCCTGGCCGCGACTTTGTGGGTGGGTATCGTCCCAATACCACTCAAGCAGAACCATGAACCCCGTGAACTGGTTCAGCGTCATCTCCCGCGGACGCCCAGGTGAGACCATTACGTCGCTCACGCTCGCATAATTCGACGATTTGAGGCGTCCGGACAGGGTTTTGAGACGATTTCCGGCTATTTCAGCGACTGAAGGCGTATAGTCGGCAGCCCGGCCCGAGTTGGCACAGGACCGGGCCACCTCGCACAACGAAGGATCATCTTCGCCATGCAGCCACAGACTAACGAACCCGTCTACCGCCTCGTCGTCGCCGCGGTCTTCATGCTGCTCGGGTTCGGCGGAGGCGTGTTCTTCACCACCCACGACTACGTAATCGGCGCACTCTTTCTCGGGTTTGGCGCGCTGCTCGCCCTCACCTCACCTCGCCTGATCAGGTCCCGATAACGGTGGTGCGCATCGTGCACAGGCTCAGGCATGACCACCGCACCGGACAACCAGCCGAACAAGCGAACGCAGACGCCGGAAGACGCCATGGCCCGTATCGCCGGCGTGCCGCGGACCGCTGAGGAGTCCCAGGCTGACCGCGAGGCGCTCGAGCAGGAGCGCATCGTCCAGGCGCAGAAGATGGGCGGCACCTACCAGGGTCACGCTGAGACGGAGCGCGGCACGTCGCCCGCGCCACCGAAGACGACCAGCGCTAGCAGCAAGAGCCCGAGCAGCGACACGCCGAAGACTACCGACTGAACGCGTAGTCCGTTCGATAGGTCCGCGTGTCGAGCGCGGCCGCGGCCCAGGCCAGCGCCAGGGCCATCACCGTGTCGTCGTGCTGTCCCGACGGCGCGCCGTACCGCAGCATGCCGCTGGGTAACCGTTCGACCTCGTAGGCCTGCAGCTCGCTGGTCTGCACCGCGTCGTCGAGCAGGCTCAGGCTGCCGTCCTCGATCGCCACGCTCAAACTCTGGACCACCGCGGCCTTCGTCGCGTTGGTCGACCACCACGCCTGGATCGGCAGCGGCCGCCGACTGTCGCCGTACAGGCGCCCATAGCCCTGCTGCAGGCGCTCAACGAGCGGCTGGCCCAGCGCGTTGGCCTCGGCCAGGATGACGCGCGGCTTGTACAGGTCGGCCCAGCGGTGCAAGCGCTCGGTCTGGAACTCGAAGTCGATCTGGGTGAAGCGGTCCATGGCGACCTGCTCGTAGGTACTGGCGTCGACGACGCTGAAGACGGTGAAGTCGTTCGAGCGGGCCCAGTCGCAGCCGATGACGTACGTATGCCCACGCTGCGGGGGTGACGGCTCGAGGCGCGCCGCGGCCTGCACACCGCGAAACACGCCCGAGCCCTCGACCTCCAGGAACTGGGCCAGGAATTCCTGGGCGTACACGCGCTCGGGCATGGCGCGGCGCGCGGCCTCCAGCTCCTCGGGCTTGATGTATGGCGACGCCGACGACGGCATCTGCCACGAGCGCCACTCAGGCTCGAGGTCGTCCTGGCCGAGCTGGTACAGGCGGTGGAAGAAGTTCAGCCCCTTGGGCGTGGACAAAAACCACGCGCCGCCCTCGAGCACGCTCAGCGTCGGCCGCAGGCTGGCCTGCCACACGTCCTCCAGGTTGCGCACCATGGCCGCCTCGTCGACGACGATCAGCCCGTAGCGCCGACCGCGGCCGGCGTCCTCGTCGTCGAGCGACCAGCAGTC